GTAGTGATGTATCTTCCAAATAATTATCTGATAACCACTTATCGATTGTGTCAATTTTCCCTTGTACATGAGAAACATCTCCAGCTAAATTTCGTGATAATTCTTTAAAAACATCAAAGTATTTTACATAACTATCTAGCTGCAATAGATCAATTAAGAATCTTTTACGGTTAGTGTCGGTGGCAGTCAAGAACTGTAAGCTAGCATTAGTATTTTGATAAACAATCTGTGAGAAAGTTTTAAAGTCTATACCAATAACTTCTTCTAATGTCTTATATGTATTTGTAGCTGTATGACTGGATATATCCTCTCCATTTTTGTAGAGTTTTACTTTTATATTACCTCTACGAATAACTTCAATTTTATACTCATCATCTACCACATCAAAAGACAAAGATATATCATAGCCTTTATTGACTTCACGATTTGGTATTTCTGCTTTTTTGATTCCTTTTGAGTTTTTATTAAATAAAACTTCTTCAAGAATCAAAGGAATAGAGCTTTTACCTGCTCCATTTGTACCGATTAATTGTGTAACTATAGTTTCATTTAAGTCTAACTCATTTCCTTCACCATAGCTAAAACAATTACTCCATTGTAACTTCTTTAGCGTAATCACTAAACACTCCTAAAATATTTTTAACTTTACTATCATCTAACTCTAATATATAACTTAGGTACTCGCCTAATTCTTCTTCTATTGTCATCTCTTTGCCCAATATTAGAGTTGCTTCTGTCTTTCTTTTTATGACTTTCTTGTCAAGTAATTCACTATTTTTGATATTACTTAAGTCTGCTACATCTCCTTCAATCTCATATATAGTATGATCAAAGTCTGTTTGAATCATTTCACTAGGATCTGTAACTGTTTTACGAATCAATTGTGGCAAGTCAAAAGTATGCCATGTCCACTGATATTGATCGTTATTGTCTATTAATAGATATCCTGTTTCAACATTACTTCTGTGAAAACTTGTAGTCATAGGACTGCCAGGATATACTATATTTCTTTGTGTATTACTGTGCGCATGTAAGTCTCCTGCGAACACAACCTTAAACTTGTCAAATCGTGATAAGTCTACTTCAGGTTGTACATGAGGAGGTATCTCGCCACGAACATGAGTAAATAATACTTCTGAATTTATATTTTCAATACTATTCTTCTTATGCAAGTCTGCGTAAGGCAAGATTGCATAATCACTAAACTCATCTACTGTCTCATCTATAACTTCTACTAGAGGGTTTAGTTGTTGTGTAACTTTTTTTAAATTTGTAAAGAACGTTTTGTTTTTGCGTGTTGCTTCGTGGTTACCATCAAATATAATAGTGCGCACTGAAACACCCTTTACAAAGTCAAAGTAAAGTGTAAGTTCATCCATGCTGGGGACTCTATCAAATAAGTCCCCACCAATGATGTGCAAGTCAACATCTTTTTCTAAGTCATGAACTTGTTCAAAGAACATTTCATAGCGTGCACATGCCCAAGGCATTGGTACATTCTTTTGACCGAGTTTTATATGCCAATCTGCAGTAAATAGAATCATCCTACAAACGTATCCCCAGGTGTCCATGAACACCCTGTAAGACCACCAGCCTGTAAGGCTTGTAGTGTTCGTAAAATTTCTTGTGCATTTCTTCCTGTATCTAATGCATTTACTGATACATGTTGGATTGTTCCTTCGGGATCAACAATAAATGTTGCTCTATAACATACTCCATTCTGCTCATCAACTATTCCTAGTTTACGAGAAAGTGTAAGACCACAATCTGCAGCTAAAATGTGTTGTATATCTTTGATAAGAGAGTTATCCTTTTTCCATGCGAGTTTACAAAATTCGTTGTCTCCACTCACACCGATAACATCAGCATGACTAGCTACATCATCCATTGCCGCAATCTCTGTTGGACAAATGAATGTGAAGTCTTTTGGGTAGAAGTATAATACTGTCCACTCCGCAAGTAAAATATCGACATCAACTATTACATTGGTGTCGTTAACACCTTGCATAGAAAAATCTGGAAATTTATCTCCTACTGTTAACATAATAACCCCCTACGAAATATCGAATTCGTCAGAGATTGATTCATCAGGAGTAGAGTTACTAGCTCCTTCTCGTAATCTGTCAAGTAGTTCTTTTTGAGCATCCGCTGTTGGTCGAATAAGTACTTCGTCCATTGACTTAAGATCTGCGATGAGTTCCATCTCAGTATCGTCTAAAGCTCTAGGTTTGCATTTAAGAGCCTGTAGTTGGTATTCAACATTGTAAGCCATTGGCCCTGTTTTAACTCTTTTAAAGAATACATCCCAGCCAGTTTCAGGATCAGTTGGATCACCAAGATCTTCTGCTGCTACCATAATCTGCTCGAGTAGTTTTTTCTTTAAGTTAAGTACTTTTACTTTTCCATCGTGGACACATTGGATTGCATAAGACCAACCGCACTTAAGCTCAGGATGATATTCTCTCACCCAGTCTTTCTCTACGTTGGTAAATGCTTCTGAATCTCTATCGAATGATAGACACTCGAATGGTAAATTCTTACCGTTTTCGCCTTTCAACCAGTAAACATAGCGAGGAAGCATATCCCCAACCATTCTTACTTTGTTGTCGCCTTCGACATATTGATAACTGTCGATTTTATTCTTTTGGGCTTCGCCCTTTGTTTGATTAAATTTTATTGCCATTTTAATTCCTTTAAAGTGATTTCTTCAAACAAAAAATGTATTCTGTCATTTTCTATTCGTAGTAATCTGTTATTTTTAATACTGTCCTCGTCCCCTGTAAAGTGGAGGAGGTCTAATGTGGTATCTTTGTTTTTCTGATATTCAAAATAATTACGCAATGACGCGATACCTGCATACTGTGCAATCTCACTATCTGAATATCTCCTTCTTTGAATGAATAACGCCTGTGGATTTACTAGGAAACTATGTCCATGAAAATTCTTAGTCCAGAACTTGTATATTCTATCATATCTATTCACTGGTGGTAGTTTATAGGTAAGTATATGGAGGATCGTCAAAATATCTTTGACACTCCCGTTGCTTTCCCTTTTTACTTTTTCCCAATTATAGAATAACATATTATAACAAACTTTTAACTCCGTGTCAAGATATATTTTTTCATGCTATACTTCAAAAACGTCATAGCCCTGTCGCATATAATATCCTCTTCTCGCCGAAGCCTGCTTTCTAGCTGTTCGACCATGTAAGTTAATATCTACCACTTTAGGTTGTTGTTTTCCGTCGTACATTCTTATTACTCGCCCAATTAACTGTGTGAGCAAAGGCTCATTGTTTATGGGCGTACCTAAAATGAGACAACTAAGGCAATCTAAACTGATACCTTCTGAGAAGATACTTTGTGTTCCAAAGAGAACATCTTTGTCAGTAAAGATTTCCTTAACCATCTCTGCTCTCTGCTCGTGTGGAACATCTCCAGTTACGCAGATTGCATTGTCTCCTACAAGCCTTGCACAGCTCTTTAGGAAGTCTACTCTATCGGCTACTACTAGAACTTTATGACCTTTCGCTGCATAACTTGCGGCAAGTATACCGATCATATTTTGGTATTCCCAATCAAAAGCAAGTGAGTTGACTCTTGTAGCCCAGTCAACATTGCCATCCATGAAACGAATACCAGAGTTTATAATATCTACACTTGGTGTAAGATAATTCTCTTTTGGTGGTTTAAAAACAGTACTCGAAAAGTAATCACGAAACACTACATGTCTTCCGTCTTTTCGTTGCAAGGTTCCTGTTAAACCAATTTTATTCTTTGCTCGTGAAGCATCAATAATTCGTGTAAAAGTTGGACTACTTACATGATGCATCTCATCCAATATAATTGTCCCGAACTCTTTTACGATTTTGTCGATATTTCGATACAAAGTTTGCACATTTCCAACGACAAAAGGTGAATTCGTCTCAAACTTCCCTGAGCCAATCACACCCGCCGTAACCCCGAAAACCTTTTCTACTTCTTTTTCCCACTGCGCTCTTAACGCTAGTGTGTGAGTAACTATCAGAGTTTTCTGTTGCAATTTATTTGCGATAGCTAACGCGGTAAATGTCTTACCCCAGCTTACCCAAGCGTTGATTATACAACTGCCTTCGACTTCGTCATATACAGACTGTTGAGAGTCTCGTAAAGTAAACTTAAAGTCAAGAGGTTCGACTGGCACACTTACGCGCTTGTCAACTATCTCGTAATCGTCTGGAATTAAATCCAGTCTCCCTATTGGTAAGGTCACTAAACCTGCTCTGACTACGCCCATATTCTTAATGATAATAGGCGGATCTGTAGGTCTACGAGGCGGTATACTGTATGTGAGTTCTTTGTCGAGATACTGTTGATACTCGTTAGTGCACTCTATGTATATTCCT